GGTCGACGGTTCATTCTGAAGTGTAGCACCTGCCATCGATCTTCTACCCTTATATTCTTCTTTAAGATAGTAAGTGATAAGATCATAAACCGCAAGTTTCAAATCTTCAGGACAACTCTCATAGCCTGCACGATACGTGATTTTGACGGACGCAAAACCTTTTGGGAAATATTTTATGCTTGATGCACCATCTACTCGATAGATGCGATCATGCTCTTTATCCACATAATAGTCAGTATCTTCAGTTAGAGTAGTATAGCTATCAGCTAACGAGTCTCTTTCTTGGAGTAATCCGACATCAGTTAGTGGAGATTCTGTTAAAAACAGTTCTGAAGTTAGGGAATCATAAATATCAAAAGTTTCTACTTTATTAATAGTCGCATAATCTATTACCGCATTGCCAGTATAGGTTTTAACTAACTGACTAATAGCAGGAATTAAAGCGCCAAGTTGATTGTCGTCTTTATTGTGCTCTATTTTTTTATATGTTTTATATTGTTGTGTAGTAACTAAATCCATTTATAACCCCTAAATATCTGGGAGATAATAAAATCTCCCAGATTACCCAGCTTTAAGACGCTTTGTATTGTAGTGCCCACTTAGCAGTGGAAGCATCGATCTTATCGATGAAACCAATCCTTTGTGAAGCTACTAGTACTCTACGTTGGTTAGCAACTTCATAGTCGCTTTCTACAGTCATACCTCTAAGACGTCCTTTTATAAACATCGAAGGGTTTACTGCTACAGCATAGTATTTTCCGACAGCGGGAGTAGCGAACTCGTCACACAGTACAACTGGTGATCCGTAAACCATTCCTACAGCTCCTTGAACTTTAGATGCGAGAGAATCGCCAACTAGGTTGACGTCCTGAAACTCAGCGTCGTCCATTAAGTTAAACCATTCTGTTTGGTTAACTATATAAACAACATCTGCTGCGTTTACACCATATTTACCCATATTTTTACGGGCACCCAATAGGTGAGCTGCTGTCAAAGATTCACTAGCGAATGCGGTTGTTGATTGAGTTTTATCACTATCGCCAGAAGCGAGAGTAACAATACCATCAAAGCATGCACCACTCGTTCCGAATGGTCCATCTGCAAGATTACCGACTAAAAGTCCATTTTCAACTGATCGAGCATGCGAGCGGATCATTGATTCACGAATTAAAGGAAGAATAGGCATAATAGCATCTTCTTCAGTTTCATTTCCGAGATAACTCGTAGAAATAAGTTTCTTCGTGGTCAGTGAGCGTTCTGTTAAATCAATACCTGCAAAAGGCGATCCATAAGCATCACCTCTTTCTTCTAAGTTACCGTGTGGGCTTGAACCCGTTGCGGCTTGGTTAGAAGTAAACTCTGCGTATCCCGCGTCTGGTAAGACAGGGATCAACATTGTTGCAGCATTCATTGTAAGTTCTGCAAACATTGGAGCGATTATCAGTTTATTCTGAATATCTCTTTCAATATTTGTTGAAACTTCTTGCTCGAAATCAGCAGATGAAACGGCTACACCTGAGTGTGCATTCTGTTTTTCTATGACAGATTTACCATAAATGGTATCTTCCATAGGTCTACCTAACGCTTTACTCAATAGCCATGCATCATCAATATCTTTAGAATTATAAAAACCTTTTTTCTCTCCTCTATCGGAGAAGATTCTTTTAGATTCACGAATATTCATGATTTCATCTGATTTTTCTTTCAGTTCTGATTTCAGTTCATCAACAACAGATTCTAAATTAGTATATTCTTTGTTAACACGATCTTCTAGATCAGAGACAAGTCGTTCTGCTCCTTCTGTTCCTGCTTTTACTATACTTTCAACTTCTGCTTTCTTTTCTTGAATTCCAGCTTTTTTAGCAGCTTCTTCATCTGCGGCTTTTTGAGCCTCAGCTTCAGTCTTTGCTTTTTGTTCAGCTTGTTTCATTGCGTAAGCTGCAACTGCTTTTTCAGCAGCTTGCTTAGCAAATTCGTCAAGATCGAAATTTTCTGTATTTTCAGACATTTCTGTTTCCTTGATTACAGTCTGATTGACTGTTGCTTCTGGTGAATCTATAATAATAGATTGACCAGTTTTGACATTATTAGTCTTCCAACTCTGATAATCTTTATCAGAATCGAATGACTTTGCCACAGAGAAGGTCGCTGCTTGATTAGCGGGTACTGATACCACACTAATTTCAAACAATTCTGCGTCCTTGATTCTATAGCCGTCGGTTTCCTCATTATAATCTGCATCCTTGACTCGGAAACCAACACTAAAAGCTCCAAGAACACCTTCCTTAACTAAATCTCTAATTTTTCCTGCTGATTTAGATATTCTACCTTTTATCTTTAATCCAATATCATCAACACCTAATTCAGTTGTTTTACCGATAGGATTATGATAATCATGGTTAAAAAGGATGATAGGATTACTTTCATAATTACCTATTCCACCTTTCGACCAAGCTTTAGGTTCTATAATATCTCCAGCTCTGTCTTGATCATTAGTACTTGCGTAACCTTTAATATTTACGCTACCATCTTCATTAACATCAATTGCTTTAAAATTAGAAGTTAAGTTAAAAATTTTTCTCATTTATTTCCCCTTTTTTGCAACTTTAGCTTTAGCTTTTGGCTTTGGCTTTGCTGCAGGCTTAGGTGTAGGAGGCGGATTATTTGCCTTCTCCCATTCCTCTGGGAAACTCACCTTAATTATTTGTAGCATCCTAGCCCAAGAACCTGTAATCTTTCTTATTGCTCTTGCTCTATGGGGAGTATCCCCTTGTGCTATATATTCTTTCATGCTCATTACTTTACCTTTCTTAACAAAATAATCAGCTACTGATTTGACGATTCTTTTTAATCTAGTCATTGTTTTCTTCATCCTCTGAAGGCCTTCCGCCTTCACTTGGGTCTGCTGCGCTTCCTGCTATATTTGCTGGAATACGTAACTCATCGTGTCCTTCTATTGACTCCATTCTTAGAGCCTCTCTAGCTTCATTAGGAGTTATAATTCCTGAATTTACTAGGGCTTGATAATATGCCGCTTGGTCTCTCAATTCGGGTTGTAAAGCTGGAACATCACTTACGTCTTCTTTTAAATCAAATCCAAAGTACCTTTCAAATGCATAATTTACTTTTCTAACTATAGGTAGTATAGTTTCTAAGTAATACAATCTGAGATTAGGTCTAATATTTGCATTATTTCCACTATCCAAAAGTAGGGGTGGTACTCCTAATGCTTGTAATATGATCTTTTCATTTGATGCAATACTTGGTTGAAAGTCTAAATCTTTAAAGTTGATTTCATTTAAGTTTTGTACTTCAAGTCCACCATCTAAAATTAGAGGTCTTCTTCCACCTGTATTAGGATTATACCTAACTCTCCAAGCTGCTAACATTCTTTCTTTAATTTTCTCACTAAGAGTGTTTGGGCTTTTTAGTACTAAACCTGGTACTGCTCCATTCTTAAAGAAGTTGTCTTGAAAATTCCTCATTGACCCTAAAAGTTGCATGGTTCTCCACGCTGGTTTTAGTCTAGGAACTCCTCGATAGATTGAATTAAAAGAATTTTCTTTTACATGTATAATCTCATCGGGAGAATAATCAACTTGTCCTTCATAGACGTATTTTTGTATATATCGAGTTTCATGAGTCTCTATCTCCATATTTTCTGCGGGCAGTTGATATAAATGCACCCCATCAAAATATATAAAAATATTACCATCAATTAACAAATCAATTATAAGATTGCGTTTGAAAGAATTAATATCTTGAAATGGGTTTGGTTCTATATTCAATAAAAGATTAACTCTAGACTTTCTTATGTTTTTAATAATTGGATCTAATCCAACTATTTTATCCCCTACATCAGTTGGTATCTCAGCTACATCATCAACTATCATATTAACGCCGCGATTAACAACCTCTTGTTGTTCGTAAGCATTTCGATAGTTTGTCGGATTCTCACGAGTAGTAATATTAAACCCTTCGTCCCTTGATATAAAGGGTTGTGCAGGATTTAATTTTTCTTCTAGTTGTTGTCTCCTTCCCGGAATTAAGCCATCGTACCAAGCCATGTTTTTTCTCTCTGTTTCTCCACCCAACGGGGCTGTTTTTTTGCCGTTATAAATTTAGGTCTTTTCCCATATATCGAATGTAATCTCAAGTGGTGTTCATGACAAAGAGTCACTGCATCTTCGAATAATTCTCTAGAGTGTTCTTTTATAAATACTTCTCTAACTTGAATTATTTCTTCAGCTGAATCAATCTTAAAACCATTCTTTGTAAGCCATCGTTCTAATAATTCAGTCAAGCTATAATAATGATGATAATCTAGGCTTTCTTTACTACCACAGATATAACATTCAACATCTTTCTTATATCTAGACTTTGCTCTGTCTCTTACATATTTTACCAAGTCTCGCTTAAGATTCATTTATTCCAGCCTTAATAATAATTATACTAAAAAAGTATCGTTTTGTCAAGAACAATTTTTTTCTAGGTGTACCTATTTAAAAAGTTGTTGCTGTTGTCTGAAATGTATAAAGTGCATATCTAAGTGCGTCTGCCATGTGAGAATATTGATTATGTCTGGGCTTTTCTCTCATCAGATTAGGATTTGGGTCCCACTGATATTGATCTAAAGCCTCTAATGCATGATAACAAGTTTGGTCTACCACTAAAGTATCATTATCAACTATCGCTGCAACATGGGCTATCCCATCTAAAACTGATTTCTTTGCATTGATTGTTGTAATATCAAAATTCTGTGCAAAATCAAATCTAGTTTGTTGAGCGGCTGAGTCAATATAAATCCAGTCTATATCCCACTTATCCATTAATTTTTTAATTTGAACAGCGTGCTGTTCAGTTGTTCTTTCAGCATCTAAATACTCATCTACCAAATAAAATTGTTCTGTATCCCAATTATACCCAATTACACAGAACGCAGTCGGGTCTCTATATCCAACATCGAGCCCTGCAAATAGCTCCATTTTTGAAATATCAATCTCGGATAAATCTGAAATACAACTTGCATAATCAAAGTTCCAAACCTGTCCTTCGTAAACATTAAAGTCTGCAAGGTATTCTTGATTAAACTCTGCTTCTGACATAGTCTTCCTAGCTTCAAGTATGTCTTGTTCATTATGTCTTGGGTTTTCTTGATAACTTGCTCTAATTGAAATCCATTCTGGGTATTCATCATTATATCCTCTATTATAAAAGTCTGCAAACCAATTATTCCTTCCTCTAGGGGTTGATATAAAAAGTGCTTTACTGTTTTCTTTATCTAGTGTGGGTCTTAGTGCAATATTAAATGCATCTTTACCATCTACTAGTGCTGCCTCATCAAAAATTATAAGATCATATGATCTACCAACGCAAGAATCCACTTGATTAATAGAGCCCATCCTTATAGTTGATCCATTAGATAATTCAATTATCCTATCTTTAGCGTTATCTTTAGTTACTTCTAAATCAAAATGTTTTATAAGATTTCTTTGTAGATCAAAAGATATTTGAGATAAAGAGTAGTTAGGTGACATTAAAAGAATATTACTATTAGGTACTAGAGCCATTAATTGTCCTATAATATTTGAGATATAGGTTTTTCCCTGTCTCCGTGATAAAGCCGCACATACAAATCTATATTTTGGATTATTAATTGCATTGATTAATGCGATTTGTGAAGGTATTGGGGTAATACCTAATAAGTCTAAATACCCTGTAACGGGTAACTTTATGAACCTAACCTCTGGGCTGTAAGACATTAGTTTGGATTCTGTAATATCTTTTCTACTGATTTCTAGCATTAGTGAATACTTGTGTTTCGTGGTAATAATGATTTATCGAATAACTTAAATTCTTTAGCTAAGTTATAAATATGAACATAACCACCACATAGGTCAGCTAATGCCCATTCTTCTTTTGTTAAATCTTCTTCTTTTTGTCTTAAATACTCTAAAGTTGCTTTAGAGTTCTCGGCTATATATTTTAGCCATTCGGATTTGTTTTCAAAGTTTTCCATTTAGATCTCTTCTTTTTACGA